GGAATTACCCGCCGCATGTTGAAACAGCCTTCGCTGTCCGTGGAAGCCTTGCTTCGCAATGATATCGCCAAAGCACTTGCTTTGACAATCGACTTAGCAGCGTTCTACGGAACAGGCTCCAATAATCAACCCGTCGGAATCAAAGCCGCTCCCGGAGTGCTCTCCAAGAGCTTCGTTGCGGTCCAGCCTACATTCCAAGAGTTGGTGGACATGGAAACTCTCGTTTCTGCTCAAAACGCCGATGTGGACAGCATGGCTTTCATCGCCAATCCAACCACTCGCGGCATGGCCAAGACATCGCTCAAATTCCCAACCGGCTCCACCAACGGCGGAACCATCTGGGAAAATGGCACGATGAACGGATACCGCACCGAGATCACCAACCAGATCACCTCTGGCGATGTGTTCTTTGGCAACTTCGCTGATTTCATCGTTGGCCTCTGGGGTGGCCTCGAAATCACCGTGGACCCATACAGCAACAGCAGCAAGGGACGCATTAAAATCGTCTGCATGCAGGATGTGGATTTCACCATCCGCCGCGCACAGAGCTTCGTTTACGGCAAAAAGCCCTAAACGATAACTGACAACTCAACCGCCTCCTCCGTGTGCATTCGCGGAGGAGGCTTTTGTTAGGAACCGCAGATTATGGAACCTCAAAAAATCACCCTTCTTCAAGAACTCATGATTGGTGGAGAACGCTGCTTGGTCGGCAGTGATGTCGAAGTCTCGCGCGCTTTAGCCCGCGAGCTTGTATCATACGGCCTCGCCAAGCCATTCATCGAAACAGCCGCCGAGCCTAAGAAGAAAAAATGAGCCTCGACGAAAAGGACGGACGCCCCGCCGTGAGGCTGAACCTCGCCGAAGCCATCGCCGCTCTGGCCCTCGTGGCAACGGTCTTCTCTTCGCTCAACGGCTGGATCGTGCTGCCCGAACAAATGCGCCAAGTCAGAAATGAAAACGAACGCCAAGACATCCGCCTCCAAGCCATCGAACGCCTCGCCAGCGAGCGAAGCGAAACCCTCGCCCGCATCGATGAAAGAACCAAGCGCATCGAGGAAAGCCTCAAAGCCAAATGAAGCGCCTGCTGGCACTCGTGCCGCTCCTGCTCCTGCCCGCCTGCGTCAGCGTCCCGCTGCCGCCAAGCGGAGACAAGATCGGAAGCCTCGGGCGCGTGGAGGTCGGAATCCGCTATTTCCCACCAGTCAAAATCGACTGGTTCAACCCGCAAATCCCCAGCCTCAAAAACAAATGAAAGCACTCGATTACATCCTCACCCGCCTCGCAGAGGCTTCCACATGGCGCGGCCTCGTCTTCGTCGCTTCCGCTGCCGGAATCGCGCTCGACCCCGACAAAGCCAACGCCATCGCAGCTGCAGGCATGGCCCTCGTAGGAGCCATCAACATTTTTCGCAAAGAGAAAAAATGATTCACTGAAATGCTTCACCGACTCCTCGCCATCGCCCAAGCCGAGATCGGAATCCGCGAAGAAGGCGGCAACAATCGCGGCCAGCGGATACGCGACTACCAACGCGCCACCGACCTGCCACCCGGCCCGTGGCCTTGGTGCGCCGCTTTCGTTTCGTTTTGCGTGCAGGAATGGCTCAAAGAAAACAATGTTCCTGAGTGGCTGCGCCTCACTCGCTCGCCCGCCCAATGGCAGCCGCGCACCGCGCTGGCCTACGGATTCCGCCAATGGGCAAAAGATCGCCCTCGCACCACGAGCATCTACACCGACCAAGACGCCGCACAGCCGGGCGACATCGTGACCTTCGATTTCTCGCATGTCGGCATCGTTCTTGAAGACGATGGAAAGAACCTCGTCACCGTCGAAGGGAACACCAACTTTTCTGGCACACGCGACTCAGAGGCAGGCGATGGAGTCTGGCGCAAAATCCGGCCAAAATCCCTCGCTCGAAACTTCATCCGCATCCACCCCGCCCGATGACCTACGGCAACCTCGATGTTTTTTTCTCGGGTCTCGACAACACCGAGATTCTGTTTGCCCTGCCCACAGGCACCAAGATCGTGCGTGGCTATTTCGACAACGCCTTTTTCGACAGCGCCGTGGGCGAGGTAGTCCTCGACAGCACACAGCCTCGCTTCCAGTGCAAGGAATCGGATGTCGCAGGCATCCCCCGCGAAACCGCCTGCAAGGTGGAAGGAAAAAATTACACCGTCATGGAAGTCCAACCAGACGGCACCGGCCTCGCCACCGTCACCCTCGCGCATGAGTGACATGATTTTCATCAACGCCAAGGGACTCGACCGCATCGGGCGCGACCTTGGGGCAACGCAAAAACAGATCGAGCCAGCCATGCGCAGCGTCGTCTCTCGCGTCACCCGCTGGGCAGGAAACGAAGCAGCCCGACGCATCAGCAAGGCCACCAAAGTCACGGGCAAAGTCATCAAAGGCCGCATGCGCGTCGAAGTCATGGGAAAAGATGGCGTCCTCGGGCGTGTGTGGGCTGGCCTGCGCAACATTCCGCTGAAGGCAATGAAGCCCCGCCAAACAAAAAGCGGAGTCACCGCAGGCCCCGCCAAAAGACCCGGTGCCTTCATCTCCAAAAAAATGGGCGGGCATGTCTTCGAGCGGGTCGGAAAAAAACGCCTGCCCATCAAAAAATCCGAAGGCGTCAACATCCTCGACCCCGGAATGGATGCCATGGGCAGTCTGGAAAACGAAATCGGCGAACGCCTGCAACGCGAATTTGAATCCCAACTAAAATGGCAACTCAGCAAATAGACCTCGCCGTTCTCCACACCAAGATCGCCGAGAAGATCAACGCCAAGTTCGGCGCATCGGTCAAAACCATCGCCGCATATTCACGATTCAACGACAAGATCGAGGTGCCTGCCATCACTTTCGAGTTGGACACCATCGAGCCATCCGACCCCGCAGACATCGGCACGCAGCAACTCCAGGTCGACATCCGCTTTTCTGCATCGCTCATCTACTCCTACAAACAAGGCAACAAATTCGCCGTGCGCCTCATGGCCACAAACTTCGCCTCATTCCTGCAAGGCCAGCGGTTCGGAATGCCCGTCACGCCCGCCCGATTCATCGCCGCCACCCCGCAAGAGTTCGACGCCGAAAATCCCGAATATGAAACATGGCGCGTCGAATGGGAGCATACCTGCCTCCTCGGCGAAACCGCATGGCCAGAAGGTGGAGCACTGCCCACGGACATCCGCGCTTCATGGGTGCCCAAGATCGGCATCCCCCACGAGCCGGACTATGTGCCGATACAAGACATCCTTGCCACATGAGCAACGCCCGCCTCGGAGAGCTTGAGCGTCGTCTCAGCAACACCATCCGACCCGGCACGGTCTTAGAGGCCGACTACGCCAAGGCCCGGATCCGTGTCACGATGGGAGAAAACACCAGCGCATGGCTCCCGTGGCTCACCAGCCGCGCCGGTGAAGACCGCACATGGCACGCCCCCGAAGTCGGCGAGCAAGTCATCGTCATTGCCCCCGGCGGCGAACTCTCCGCCGGCTATGTCATGCCAGGAGGCGTGTATAAAAACGACTACCCCGCCAACGCCGACAAAGCCGAGATCAGCCGGACCACCTACAAAGACGGGGCCGTCATCGAATACGACCGAGAAGCCCACGCACACCGCATCCAACTCCCCGAAGGAAAAGCCATCGTCAAAGTCGGAGACGATGCCCAGACAGAGATAACGCCCGACAAGATCACGGCAAAAGTGGGATCGGACGCAAAGACCGAAATCACCGCCAGCAAGATCACCCACACCCTCGGCAGCAGCAGCAAAATCGAAGTCACATCCGGCAGCGTGAAAATCACAGTCGGCGGAACCTCCCTCGAAATCTCCAGCAGCGGAATCACGATCAACGGCAACATCACGCAAACCGGAAACTACGACCAGACGGGTCTGATGAAATCCAACGGCATAACGCTCTCGACGCACACGCACGGCGGCGTCATGCCCGGCACAAGCATCACAGCAGTCCCCAATCCATAACCTCCTCCGTGTTCTCCGTGGCGGGAAGTCCCCGCAGAAGACACCCCCCAGCGCCGCCATAAAATCCTGCGTCATGCACAGCAATCAATCTGACATACGGAGGTCTGAGCCAGTAAAATGAGCCGCTCGATTTACCAATATCTGTCAGACCAAGACGGCCTCTTTTGGTATTACGGGCAGGCTCCAGACGCCGCCGCCGTCACGGATTTACTCTGGAATATCCTGCGGCACGAATACAGCTCGTCCGGCGAGCTTGTCGAGACCCGCGTCGCTCTCAACACCTCGTGGGAGCAACGCACAAACGCCGATTACCAAATCCCTTCGACGGAAACGGAGCCAATCGCCCCCGACCTCTCGCTGCGCGACCTGCTTCCTTCCAACGCGACAGCGCCAGAGCGATCCCTTTCTCTCGCCACCGCCCGCCTCGGCTCAATCGACACCCCCATCCGCTCACTCTGGAATCCCGACACCTGCCCGGAGGAGCTCCTGCCATGGTTAGCCTGGGCGACATCCGTCGACGAGTGGGATGCCAACTGGACGACCGCAACCAAGCGAAATGTCATCAAGAACTCTGCCGAGATTCACCGCAAAAAAGGCACCGTCGCCGCTGTCAAAACACTCCTCGACTCATTCGGCATCGCGCTGCAACTCAGCGAGTGGTGGCAGACCACGCCAAAAGGCACCCCCCACACTTTCGGCATCGCCCTCGGCTGGCTCCAAACCCCCGCCGAAGTGCAGGACTCGATCAGCAAAGCAGTCTCTGCCGTCAAACCCGTGCGCAGTTCGTTCACCCTATCAGCCCTCGAATCCTTCGTCGGCAGCGTGAACATCGTCGGCATCTGCCGCCCCGCCACATTCAACCGCCTCGATTGCGCAGCCACCTACTAACCCATCATGGCCCTTCAATTCATCATCACCGACGCAGGCCGCGCCGCCATCGCCCAAGTTGGCGGGGCCATCGGCCCTGTAACACTCACAAAAATCGCCATCGGCAGCGCAGGCTACACGCCCACAGCCAGCCGCACATCGCTTCAAACAGAGATCAAACGGTTCGATCCAAGCGGAAGCAGCGTGCCAGTGCCGGGAACGATCCACATGACCGCGCAGGACGATTCCGCAGACTCCTACTCGGTCAAAGAAATCGGCCTTTACACAAACAACAATGTCCTGTTCGCCATCTGCTCGCAACCAGGCGTGATCCTCACCAAAGGGAGCACGGCATCGGCACTCTTCGCACTGGATTTTGTGATGACCAATGTGCCAGCGGGAACGGTTGTCGTCGGAGACGCAGGATTTTCCTACGCACAAGCCAACGAAACCCGTCTCGGCGTGCTTGCCATCGCTACCACAGCGGAGGCGCAGGCAGGAACAATAGACACCAAAATCATCACGCCGCTCAAGCTGGCGCAGGTCACCGCCACAGAATCCCGCCGTGGCGTCATCGCGCTGGCAACAACAGCCGAGGCGCAAGCTCTCGCGCCCGACGCAACCAAGGCGCTCACCGTTGCCCGGCTCGTGGATCGAACGGCGACAACTGGTCGCGCTGGGGTGGTCGCGCTGGCAAGCAACGCCGAAACCCAGACAGGAACGGACGCAAACAAAGCGGTCACTCCTGCATCATTGGCTAGTCGCACGGCCACAGACGCACGGGCAGGAATCGTGGAGTTAGCAACAAACGCCGAGACGCAGGCGGGAACAATTACAACTCTGGCCGTGACACCCGCTGGCCTCGCAAGTCGCATAGCAAGCACTGGACAAGCTGGGCTTGTAGCGCTCGCAACAATCGATCAAACGCAAACTGGAACGGACACCGGGCGCGCAGTGACCCCCGCAGGCCTCGCCAGTCGCACCGCCACAGACACACGCGCTGGCATTGTGGAGCTGGCGACAAATGTTGAAACCCAGACAGGAACGGACACAGCCCGTGCAGTCACTCCTGCCGGCCTCGCCAGCGCAGCCGCTCTCTTTGTCCCTCCCGGCGCAGTCCTGCCATTTGCCATGAATGTCGTGCCATCGGGCTGGCTCGCTGCAAATGGCGCGGCGGTTTCAAGGGCATTATACCCCGCACTTTTTGCCGCCATCGGCACGCTCTACGGAGTCGGAGACGGCAGCACAACCTTCAATGTGCCAGACCTGCGCGGATACTTCGTGCGTGGCAGTGGGACAAATGCGGACGGCACGGCAGCGGGAACGTTTGGAACGAAGCAGGCGGACGATTTTAAGAGTCACAAACACCCTGCAACAAACTCGTCCGATGGCGAGCATAAGCATACTTACAACTCCCACTCCGCAACCTTTAATTTGCAGGGCGGAAGCTCTGGCGGCGCTGTGCAGAACATTATGCGTAACCCTGACTCAAACGGGCAAACTAGCACCGTTGGAAACCACAGCCACACAATTACCATGACAGAAACAGGCGGCACCGAAACCCGCCCCAAAAACATCGCCCTCCTCTACTGCATCAAATTCTAAGGAAGTCCCCGCAGAAGACACCGCAACACGATCCCCGCACACTCTCACCCGCAACCGCAAACCACTAAATCACCATGTCAAATTTTCTCCACGGCGTCGAAGTCCAAGAAATCACAGGCGGGCCGCGCCCGATCAAAACCGTTTCCTCAAGCGTCATCGGCCTCGTAGGCACAGGCGCGACACACGTTGATTTCCCGCTGAATACGCCCGTCCTCGTCACCTCGCCCACGGGAGTCTCAACCAAGCTCGGCGCGACCAGCTACCTCGGCAAGGCCATTGAGGCCATCTACGCACAGACCGGCGCGGTTGTCGTCGTCGTTCGCGTTGCAGCGGCAGCGGATGTCGCTGGCAGCTCCAGTCTGCTCACAGGCGTCCACGCCCTGCGCAAAGCGCAGGCAGAACTCAATGTCACGCCTCGCCTCATCGTTGCTGAAGGCGCTTACGAAACGACCACGATTGACGATGTAAAACTCGTCGCCTCCGCTCTCCGTGCGGTTGCCATCGCTGGACTCGTTTCAAGCGTTGCCGCAATCGACACCGCCACCGAAGCCTCCGCATGGGTCACAGCAAACGGCAACGACCGCATCTATGGCATCTGGCCAGCCGTCAACGGCGGCGGAGACCCCGCGCCATATGTGGCAGGCGTCATGGCTCGCATCGATAACGAGCGTGGCTTTTGGTGGTCACCCTCCAACAACGAAGTTTCCGGCATCGAGAAGATCGACAAAGCCGTTGATTTCGTCCTCGGTGACACCTCCTCGCTGGCCAATGTGCTCAACCTCGGCAATGTCGCCACCTTCATCCGCAGCGGTGGCTTCCGCCTCTGGGGCAACCAGACCGGATCGACCGATGCAAAATACCAATTCGTCAATGTTCGCCGCACAGCCGACCTCATTTTCGACAGCCTGCAACGCGCCCACCTCTGGGCAGTGGATCGCCTCATCTCGAAAACATACCTCGAAGATGTCACCGAGTCCGTCAACGCCTACCTCGCGAGCCTCAAAAACCAAGGCGCAATCCTCGGCGGCAAATGCTGGGCAGACCCAGATTTAAACACCCCGGCAAACATCCAACTCGGAAAGGTGTTTTTCAACTTCGACTTCACACCGCCTTACCCAGCCGAGCACATCACTTTCCGAGGCGAACTGACCAACGAATACCTCAAAGAAATCCTCAACTAAAAAAAGACCATGGCAACCGCATCGAACATCCTCAAAAACTTCAACCTCTACGTTGACGGGCGCGGCTTCGCAGGCGTCGTCGACGAGCTGCAACTTCCGACCCTCGGCCTCGTAGTCGAAGATTTCCGCGCTGGCGGAATGGACGCAAGCGTGGCCGTGGAAATGGGCCAGGAGAAACTGGAAGCCTCCTTCGTGCTCTCAGGCTACGAGGAAAATGTCCTCAACCTCTGGGGCATGGGACAAGGCCAGACCGTGCCACTCGTGGCCCGTGGCGCTCTCGAAAGCCTCGACGGCTCAGTGACGCCCGTGGTCGTTTACATGAACGGCACAATCCGCACGATGGAACCCGGCGCGTGGAAGGCTGGCGAGAAATCAACCATCAGTTTCACGATGGACCTTCGCAGCTACAAATACACCCAAGCAGGCCGGACCATCAACGACATCGATGTTCCAAACATGGTTCGCATCGTGAACGGCACAGACCGCCTCGCAGCCCAGCGCAACGCCATCGGCATCTAATCCAGCGCAAAAATGGCGAGCAAAAAATCCACCGTCGAAATCGAACTCGATTTCCCGATCAAAATTGAAGGCATCGAATGCCGGCGCCTCACCCTCCGCAGGCCGAAGGTTGGCGACATGCTGGCGGCTGAAGAAGGAAGCAAAGGACAGAGTGAACAAGAGACAGAGATTCTCGCCTTCGCCAACCTCTGCATGGTGACTCCGGTCGAAATCCGCGACCTCGACCTCGGCGATTACAAGAAGCTGCAGAAAGCCTTTTCCGGTTTTTTAGGCTGACGCGGGAGGACGCCATGCGCGGCACTCTCGCACTGGCCAGTCACACCGGATGGAGCCTCGCAGAGATCAGCGCAATGACCGCCGAGGAGCTTGTGGACTGGTGCGGGAAACTTCCTAAATAATCATGGCCACCGAGAAAAAATTCAAAGCGACAATCGAGATCGGCGGGGCCGTTGCTGGCTCGCTGAAATCGTCGTTTGCCGCCGTAACGGGAAACACCAAGATTCTCGGATCGGCGCTCTCTAAGCTGACCTCCCAGCAAAAGAAGCTCGAAAGTTTCAACTCATCACAACTGCGAATCGGCGAGACGCAAAAAAAGCTGATGCAGGCGATGAAAGCTGGTGACACCTCCGGCGTGGAGCGCCTTCGCAAATCGCTCGATACGCAACGCCAATCGCTCGCAAAACTTGGCGAGGAACTCAAGAAGGCCAAGATCAACACAAATGACCTGTCCGGCGAAATGGAACGCCTCGGCAGGAAGGCGGACGCGACCAAAAAAGTCATGGACTCATGGGGCAAGATCAAACCCATCGGCGACAACTTTCAGACCGTCCTCAAGCGCACCGCAGGCGGATTCGTCGCCATCGGCGCAGCAGCCGCAGGAGCCAGTGCCGCCGTGTGGAAACTCGGAACGGGCTTTGGTAACTTCGCCGACTCCGCAGCCGAAGGAGCGGCAACACTCGGCACTGATGCAAACTTCCTCCTCTCCGTGCGCTACGCCGCGAGCCAAGTCGGAGCCTCCGCCGAAATGGCCGACAAGGCGCTTTCAGAAATGAACATCCGCCTTGTGGATGCTGGCGAGGACGGCAACAAGACCGGCGAGGCACTCAGCGAGCTTGGTCTAAACATCGGCAAGCTCCAAAAGATGGACCCCGCCTCGCAGTTTGCCACCATCTCGCAGGCGTTCAGCAAATACACTGGCAGCGTAAACAAAGCCAAAATCGCCACAGACATCTTCGGCAAGGCAGGGCGCAAAATCCCGAACCTCCTAAACCTCGGCAAGGAAGGACTGCAAGGATACGCGCAAGCCGCGCAAGATGCCGGATACCTCCTCAGCGATTCCGACATGCTCATGGGCGATGCGTTCGATGAGGCAATGGGCCAATTCAACCTCGCCCTGCAAGGCTCACAAAACATCATCGGGCGCGAACTCCTGCCCGTCCTGACCGAGCTGATGACATCGCTTGGTTCATTCATCCGCGAAAACGCCCCAAACATCAAAGCCGTGGCGCAAGAGTTTGGCGGCTGGCTCAAAACCAACGGCCCCATCATCGGCACACAGATCCGCGACATGGCAAAGAGCCTGGTCGAAATGGGCAAGGCCGCTTGGCCATTTATCGAGTCGGTGGGCGGCGTCAAAACCGTGCTAATAGGAATAGGAACGATTGCCTTCGCACCAGCAATCGCCGCAGTTGTCTCGCTTGGTGCATCCATCGTCACGGCCCTGATTTCAGTCGTTTCCCTCACAACCGGACTCTGGGGCATGGCCGCAGCCGCAGCAGGCGGAAGCGCAGCACTCCTGCCAATCATCGGCACGGTTGCCGTTGTCGCCGCTGGCGTGGTCGCCCTCGGCTTTGCGGTCAAGCATGTCTCTGACAACTGGGACACATGGGCATGGGCGCTAAACGAGGCATGGACAGCCACCACAGGCTTCATTTCAAACATGGGCAGCGCAATCGGTGAATGGGTCAACAATACCACCATGGCCATCGCGGACATGGGAACGAGCATCTACAACTCAATCGCAGGAGCCTTCGACCGGCTCACAGGCAAAATCGGTGCGTGGTTCTCCTGGGTTCGTGAAAAATTCGTTGGCCTCGGAAGCTCGATCAAAGGCGTCTTCACCGGCGGCGACGGCCCCGCACCGATTGACGGCGCACGCGCATCTGGTGGACCCGTGTCCGCTGGCAAAAACTACCTCGTCGGAGAGCGAGGCCCCGAAATCTTCTCGCCCTCCTCATCCGGGTCGATCATCCCCAACCACCGCGCAGGCGGGAGCGTGCGAAATGACAACCGCACGATCAACATCACCATCAACGCCAGCCCCGGCATGAACGAGCGCACGCTTGCCGACCTCGTTCTCGCCCGCCTCGATGGACGCCAAGCCGCCCTTGCTGGTGGCGCACTCTACGACTAACCATGGCCAACGACACCATGCTCGCCCTTGGCGCTTTCCGGTTCTCGATTTCGACTGCCGCATATCAGCAGTTGGAACGGCAAAGCTCCTACAAATGGGAAGAAGTCGAACGATTCGGACAAGCCCCGTTGATGCAATACTGCGGATACGACTCCGAAACCATCAGCCTGCAAGGAACGATCCTCCCCGAATACAAAGGCGGACTTGGCCAGATGTCGCAAATGCGCGTGCAAGCCTCCCTCGGAATCGCCCTGCCGCTCGTCACAGGAACGGGAAACTATTACGGCCTCTGGGTCGTCGAATCGATCAACGAGGCGCAGGAGGTTTTCTGGAGCAACGGAACGCCCCGCAAAATCGATTTTCAGATCAATTTGAAAAAATACGCCGAGGTAACGCTGAAGATCGGACCATTCAATGTCTCTGCCTCCGGGCTTTTAGGATCACTGCAATGAATGTCTACAAAACAAAGCAGGGTGACATGCTCGATGAGATTTGCCACCGGCATTACGGCAGCACCTACGGCCAACAGGTCGAAACCGTGCTCGAGGTCAACCGCTCTCTCCGCCTGGCTGAACAAGGCCCCTACCTCCCCGCTGGCATCCACATCGTCCTGCCCATCATCGAAGCGCCAAAAGCAAAAGAAACGGTCAGCCTTTTTTCGTAAGGGATGAAGCCAGATTTCCGCATCACCGGCACAGGCGGCGACCTCACGAAAACCTACGCCCAACGCCTCGCCTCGCTCACGATCACCGACAACTCGACCGAACAGGCCGACACGGTTTCCATCGAACTCTCCAATCACGACGCGAAGCTCCCGATTCCCTCCGAAGGCGAAATCCTGAGCATCGCCATAGGCTACGAGGGAAACACGGTGGACAAAGGCCAGTTCGTCATCGATCAGATCAGCCTTTCCGGGTTCCCCGAACGCATGAGCCTTTCAGGCAAAGCAGCCCCCTTCGCATCGGCGGGTGGATTCACGCCATTCCAAAGCCGAAAAACTCGCTCGTTCGATGACATCACCCTCGGTGCGCTCGTCACCAACATCGCCGCCGAGTGTGGTCTCATTCCCGGCATCGCTCCGCAATACTACACGGTGACGATTCCACACCTGGACCAAACGAACGAGTCGAACATGAACCTCCTCACGCGCCTCGCCCGCGATTACGAGGCGCTCATGAAACCCACCTTTGGCCGTCTCCTCTTCCTGCCGCGATCCACCGGCGCGAGCATCACCGGCGCAGCCCTACCCGGCCCGACGATCACCAAAAGGGAAGTAGCCAGCTACAGCGCCCAATTCAGCCAGCGCACCAAATACGGCAGCGCGACAACCCGCTGGCACGATCCCGAAACGGGCGAAACCAATGCATTCAAGCTCGACGGCGAAGGAAGCGGGGCCGACTACGAAGCCCCGAACCTCTACCCCGACGAAACCGCCGCCAAAAACGCCGCCAAATCCTTCCTCAGATCCAGCGAGCGAGGCAGCGAATCGATAACGCTCTCCATGAGCGGACGCCCGGACATAATAGCCGAGGGCTTGATAACCCTCTCAGGATTCCCCGACGCAATGAACAAAAGCTGGACGATAAAGACCGTGACTCACTCTCTCAGCCCATCCGGATTCACGACCAGCGTCCAAGCCGAAATCAAAGACCTGACACGGAGACCCTCATAAACACTCATTCTGCGGACGCCCGCAGAACCCCTTAAACACTACATCTGCGGGCTTCACAGAAAAATAATTCCAAACGCACCCGCTGAGCCAGTATTCATGCGGCTCTGCGGGCCACTCTGTTTTTGTTTTTGTGTCAACAATTATTTTTCAAGTCCCGTAAAATTATTTTTATTTTTTTTGAAAATAATTGTTGACGAGAAATCAAGATCGTGAGATAGTCATTCCAGATCGAAGCCACCACGGCGACGACGAAAACAAAAAAACCAACCAAACCAAGAAACGAAAATCAAAATATGAAAACCTACATCCTCCTAACCGGAGAGGGCTACGCCACAATTCAATTTACTCCAGACAATTGGCATACAACTCAATCCCTCGATGACCCCTCTCTTTACACATTTGAGGCCGATTCTTTGG